TGCTGCCCGCATACGGCGGGATAGGTCGCGCCACATTGAATCGTAACCTCTTGCAGTGCGAGTGATGCGCTTACGCTCTTTGGCTCTTGCACATTCGACACATCGAGTTGCTCGAACTACCACACCGCAATCAACGCAAGGTCTTGGCAGTGGCATACCCACCCCACTCATTCAAGTATTTTATTGCCTTACTCATTAACTCTTCATTGTCTTTGAACGCACCAAGACCTGTGTTGCAGTTGCGACATAACAACGCACGCACTTGATGTGTTGCGTGGTTGTGGTCAATTGCTAATCGTTGGCCGTTCTCTTCTTCCGTCTTGCCACATATCGCACAACAACCGTTTTGCTTTTGTAATAGCAAATCATAATCTCTTTTAATCCTGCGAGTAACAGTGCGATGGGTGTTACGACAATGGCGACAGATATTGCGAAAGCCACTCTTATCGTATTGCGAGCGATTGAATTCACTGATTGGTTTCTCATCTTTGCACTTATAGCAAACTTTACTCTGTGTCATCCTCAGCAACTGTTTCGTATTCACTGTCCATTGCAGAATAGGCGGTGTATGCCTGAAGCGTTGTCGCTGCTGCTCTTGTCAGTAATGAATCAATGGCATCAAAAGAAAGAATCTGATCCGTCACAATATGTGTATCAACATCACCGATACAGACTGCAATTTCAATCATTGCCGTTCCTCTCGGTTATATGGAAAAGCCCCACCAATCTCGGAAGATGATGGGGAGCTACATTCCTGTAAAGACAGAAAAAGCTGATGCGCAAGCATAGCGCGATGGAGTGCAGTCGCAAAAGTTTTTTAGCGTGCCTTTAGAACATCTCCAAAGTTGTAGAGATTGCCCTTCCTCTCGATTTCATTCTCTTTAACAATGGAGTAAACCTGCCTTGGCTTTAGCCCTAGCCACATTGAGATTGCCTCAACATCAAGGAAGAACTTACGGTTTGGGTTGCTCATAGCCAATGTGACCAAACGGATCAGTGACCAGGATTGTTTGCACCCAAAGCAAGTGACCTCATCGCCTAGCCCATTCTCTTTGACCTTCACAACATCAATCGCCACGAACTTGCCACAGTTATCTGTTGGGCAAGGAATTCGTCTTGGTTGCTCGACAAAGCGCTTGCAGACCGACATTCCCTTTGCGTGTAGTTCAGCAACCTCACTTGCAAAGTCGCCTGCCCATTCCTGAGTGATAATCCAATCAAGGTGTGCCAAGTGGAAATCGCAGGTCGCCTTGACCTCAGCCTCAAGCGTTGCTTGCTTCTTCAGCAACGCAGGCGGTGTCAGCTCGCGGGCGCTTCTCACCATCGCTTCCCAATCGTGCAAGATGGCTAGCAAGTCCACTGCTGCTGAGTAATCAAGCGCCGACACATTGACACCGATTGAACGCTCTTGGCTGACTCCACCTGATCCTGATTGCCCAGGGGTGATGAACTCAGCCGATGATGCGTGCAATTCAGGTATCTCAATCAGGTGGCTCTGTAACTTGAGCCGACACTTCCAACACGCGCCTTCATTCTGTGATGGTTTATGGCAAATGTTGCAGTTCACTTGGTCAGCTCCTTCTCAATGGCTTCAATTGTTGGGCAAGGATAAGGATGAGGCTGGCCGTCAAAAATTACGCACTCGCCGCACCACATAGGTTCAGCACCTCTTGGTTTGTGTAAGTTCATTATCACACTAAGAGCAAGCCAAGCCTTAAAAGCGTGCAACCCTATTTCCATTCCTTGTCGCAAAGTAATCTCTGCCATCAGCTCATCGTGGGTCAAAACGGAACTTCCTCTCCCTGGTAGGTCTTGCTCTGACTTCTTCCCCAATAATCTTCAGGGGGTGTTGCTCCGAACTTGAATGTGGATGGGTCGCAGATATGTGATCCGAGAACTGGTTTGCCTGTGATGTGAATGTAAGCGCCCATTCTAGGCATCACCTCAAATGATTCGGCAGTTCTGTGGGTTGCGTAGGTTCGCCGTGTCTTGGTCAGTTTCGCCACAATCTCTTGCTCCAATGTCAGCGGCTCAACATCAAGGCGCACATTGAAACCGAAGCATCGGCCAACCCAAACATAATTCCCACAGGGCGTGCAGGTGATTGCTCGAAGGCTAGTTGAGGTCATAGCCAGCAACCTGTGGATAACTTTTACTATCGTTCCTTGAACCGAGTGTGCATACCGTACCGTACCCTTTTCTAAAGAAAAGGGGTACGGTACGCATAATGCTCACGCTCAAAACTGCCTGGTGTACCTTTATGCTAAAGGTACGCTTTAGGTACGGTACGCATAATGCGTGCAGAGAGTTATCCACAGGCTATGCCCCACCAATCTGCGAAATGATGGCATCGAAAAGGTCAAATTCAGCTTTGCCAGCATCTGTCATATAGAGAATGAAGTTGGTTTCTGATCCGCGATTGTCAATCAGACCCTTCTTGAGCATCTCTTGGAGTCGAACGCCAATGGCATCCTTACCGCCCTTTACACCGTCAGCAACCGCCCTGCGAGAGCAGCCCGGGTTTGCGTGGATAAAGTCAGCCACATCCTTCAACTTCTTATGGGCAAGGCGTTCTTCATACTCTTCCTCATTTGTTGGCGGTTGCACCATATATTGAATCGCCGCCTTGGTTGAGTCCATAGTCAGAACGGCTGCCTCTTGAGTACGATCCGACTTGCGCCACATTCCAGCGTTGCGCCGAATGTCACCTGGTCGGTCTTTGGTCACTCGGATTGTCAGGCTTCCGACCCGCCCAGGCGATAGCACCTCGATTGGCTCGACTAGATAGGCAGCGCCATCAATGGTCGCCAACTTAGCCTGCCCACCGATTGCGAAGCGGCCACGCGTTTCGGAGTTCTTGGTGATGTGGTCAATGAGGATCACGGCAGCACCTGACTTGAGCGATACCGTTCTTGGGAAGTTTCGCATCCAGCGGGTGATTGCATCGTTATCAACGGTTTCACCGCCGAACATAGTCAGAGATTCGGTCACACCGTCAATGACAACCATTGTGGCACTGTTCGGCTCAAGGATGGCTTGCCAGTAAGGGTCAGATACCTCACGCACCCCTTCAGGGCGGATATAGGTGAAGTAGTGGAGCAAGTTAGCTCGACTCACCCCAAGAGCCTTGAGGCGCTTCACAATGTCTTGAGGATCAGATTCAAAGTCAATATAAATAACTTTTTTATCTGCCTTGAGAAGTTCAGCCGTTGCGATTTGTGCCACCCAGGATTTGCCCGACTCAGATTCACCATAAAAAGAGTGAACCTTTCCTGCATAAATCAGGTGTCTTCCATCGGTACGCCCAAGGATATTTGCGCTGACCTCTTGGAAAAGTCCATCATAGTAAGGCGAGAGTTCAATTGGCTTCCAACTGGATTCTTCCTCAATTATCTCGCCAGTTTCAGGGTCATATTGAATTTCAGGCTTCTTGCCAACAACCAAAGAATCAGCAAGACCGATAGATTGCAAGCCCTGTGATCCGTAGCCAAGCGAGCGCAATTGCTGACTTGCTAGCCTGAAATCATCGCGTGCGTGAAGGTGGGCATAGACCGCAAATTTGGAATAAGACTTGTTTGCCTCAAATGTGGTCGAGGTGGTGAAGACATAAAAGTTGTCATAATCGCCAAAGCCAGTTGAAGCTGAAATGCCTTCGTTCTTTCCTGGTCTGCGCCAAAATGTCACACCTTGCTTGTCGGTGAAGACTCGCTTCCATCCAGCGGGTTCAAGAATCTCAACCCACGAAACTTTGCTTGCATAGTCATCACCTGGTTGGCTCAAATCAAGTTCGGTCTTTGTGACTTCATTGCGAATGGCTTCAGTATGTGGAACTTCATCAAATGTGCGCAAGATTCGGAAAATCTCTTCACGCTCTTGGGCAGTAATTGTTGGGATGGTTTCAACTGATCCTGAAGCCATTTCCCACGCCTTGCCGCTAGGGTGCGCGTTGCCCCCTGAAGGCGCAGTGATGCAAAACCCGCCCTCAGAGCGCGTTTCGATAAGGCATCCGCCATCTTCACCCGCTTGGGAAGCCAACTTGGTATTGCCTGGCAACTTGCCTTCAACTTTGTAAAGGAAGTGAATCCCGCCCGATGGTGTCATTTCCATATAACCATTGACGAGCCGTTGCCAAATGTCGCCAAGTCCAGCCATTTCAATTGCAGAGCGAGCCACAAGATGAAGCCCCTTGGCAACTGCTCGACCTTCAAATTCGAGCATCTCAAGGTTGCCTGAAACAATGCCAGTGATGACACCAAGCCCTTGGCAATTGGGATCATTAAACCAAGCCAACAATTCATCTGTGGTCGGCTTGCGTTCCTGATATTCCTTCCAAGCAATCCCGGGGCGCTTAGACCCATCGCTTGCAACAGGCACTGCCACAATTCCTTGCGTGGCAAATCTCAGTGCCGTTGCCAATACTTCGTTATTCATTCCGCTCCCCTTTAATAACAATCCATCCGTCACGCTCTAAGGCTAAGAGCGCTACTTTTGCAAGATGTGCTGGCGTATTGGGTAGCCATTCACCGTATGCATCCCAAAAACCAACCGCAATTGATTGTTCAGGTGTTTCACGCTTTTTCAATTGCTTCCAAGATTTCTGCTCCAAGTGCGTATGGAATCATTGAGCGAGTCTTTGCGCCTTTAAGACCTTGAGTGCCAGTCTTTGATCCGCGTGGGGCTGCTTCGTGGCAACCCTGACCATTCTTGCAAGGCTCTCGATGTGTCCAGCCAGGAACAACGCCCCAAAGGTCGGTTGGCTTCATTCGTGAATCGCCATAAGTGCAATATGTAATTGTTCGGCGTGGATAGCCTTCAACAACTGGCAACTTGCGCAGCATCCCTCTTGGGTTCTCCATAAGCCAACCCTTTTGTGGATTGAGTTCAGAAATCAGCTTCAAAGTATGCGCAACAAGTTCTTGGCTTGTCTTGGCAGCCTCTGTTCGTGGCATTGGATTCTTGCCACCACTAATCCAGTGATGCCCCATTGAAGCCACAGAGAAAGAAGTGCAAGGTGGTGAAGCCCATACAAAGTCAGGCTGGCCGTATCGAGCAATTAAATCCTGCGCGTTAAGATTGAACACATCTGCGTGTTCAGTTGCCTCAAATGAAGTGTCTAATTCAAATGAGATGACGGTATGCCCGGCATCCTTAAAGGCTTGCGTTGATGATCCAGTTCCAGCAAAGAAATCAAAAATTAACATACTTCGTTCCCCCATACATCCCATCCGTCTGTTGCATTTCTTGCAAACAGTTCAATTCGTGATTCATCCCCAATAAGTTCAACGATTTTATCTCTAATCAATTGAGGTTTCTGAGAATGTTTTGTCAAAGGCGCAATTGTTAGATTTGCAACCGAAGCTGAAATTCTCTTTGGCTTGCCCTTGACTGCCAACAGGCAAATCTCAGGATTTCCTCTTGTCCAGCGACCTAAGCCAAAGAAAAAGCCATTGCCACTTTTGTTTTGCTTTACCCAAGTGAAAGCAACAGATTTGTAGGTAAATCCCCAGGATTCAATGACTTTGAGCGCTTCAGGAAGCAATGGGTATGTTGCCCACATAAACAAAACGCAATCGTCTTCGGTAATATCTGAAATCGGCAAAGCGCAAATATCTTCCAATTTCATTGTTTCATAATGTGATTCCGCAGCACCTTGAGGTGGCGTTCGGTCTTGGTAACGCCAAGGTGGATCCGCATAAATTACTTTGTATTTCTTATCTGGAAACTCAATCATTATTCCCCCACAACATTGTTAATAATCCATTGAACTACTGGCACTGCAACTGCATTGCCCATTTGCTTATATCGGTTTGAATCGGCTTGGTCGCCAGTCCAACCATCAGGGAAGCCCTGAAGCCTCTCACATTCAAGCGGTGTTAAACGCCGAACACGCACTGGCTCTGCAATAAAGATTTGAGCGTGGTGAGATTGAACGCTTGGTCTGTTAGCCTGCAAAGCCAATGCCGTATCTGTTTCGGTCGCACTAAAATTATTTGCTTTTGCATCTTCTCTTATTGAATAAATTGCTGGCACATTGCCACCGCCCGTTCCCCATCGTTGAATCACTGTTTGCATTACTTCATCTTCATACACGCGCACATCATTCACACGCGTTCCGTCAATAATCAACACCGTTGCCCTAGTTTCAGTGGCGTTATCAAATGCGTTCAATGTTGGTGTCACGCCCCCTTCAATCCAAGTTTCCCAATCTGTGTCATTTTGCGCCCTGCGAGATTTAATCCACGATGAGATCGGTGGCATCTTTATAGTCTCTTTGCTTCAGAGTCGAGGTTGTATCGTCTTCGGCGTAATCGCCAAAGCCTCTCATTCTGTTGAGCTTGCCAGTGTTTCCAGTGCCACCTGCAACTTTTCGGGCAAGGTCTTCTCTCTTCGATTTGCTCGCCTCAAGATACCCTGCGCGGCTTTCGCGGATAGAGAGTATTTCTTCAGGTGATCGCCCTGAGTTTCCAAGACATCCGACAATGAAGACTCTTTTACGGCGTTGGGGAACTCCGAAGTATTGAGCATCAAGCACCCGCCATCCCACGCGATACCCGCGCTCGACCAACGCTTCAATGACAACGGCCATATCTCTTCCTTGATTTGAGGAAAGAAGACCAGGCACATTTTCGAGGATAACCGTTTGTGATCCTGTTTCGTCAAGGATTCGGCATATTTCCCAAAATAAGCCACTCCGTTTTCCTGCCAATCCTGCTCGCTTACCAGCAACGGACAAATCTTGGCAAGGAAATCCGCCTGTGATGATTCCAGTTGAAGGTTCAAATCCTGCTGCTCTAAGTTGCTCACCTGTAACCCCCGTTACATCGTCAAAAATGGTTGAATTTGGAAAATGCTTTTTCAAAACTGATTGCGCCTTCTTATCAATCTCAACTGAGGCAACAACCTTCACGCCTGCCCGTTCTAGTGCTAAATCAAAGCCACCAACGCCAGCAAATAAAGAAACGGCAGTTCTCACGATTTGCCCGCCCATCCGTCACCCTTGAATTGCGCTGGTACTGGCTCAAAGACTCGATAAGCCTCTGATCCACATTCGCAGATGATGGCAGGTGACGGCCCATCGGCAATTGGAAATGAAGCCTCAGTTGTTTTCTGACAGGCTTTGCATTTGAAGTCATACTTAGGCATTTTTGACCACCTTCATTCTCACGCCGACATTGAAGAACGCACCCTCATCGTCTGCGCTGCATTTCACAAGCTGAAAACCGTTTTCTTCATCGCCAACATACTTCCAGGCTTGGTCTTCCCAAAATACAACTGGCGCTTGAGTTTCAATAAAGCCATCAAACTCAGCATCTTTGCGCAATCTATCTTTGAGCATATCCTCAAAAGTGTCCACGATTGCTCGCTCTTTTAACTCAGCGCTGATTTGAGTTCTACTTGCAAACTCGACTTCTTTCTGATCCATATTTCCCCCGTTCAGGTTGTTTTTGTTTACTTGCGTGAAGTGAGTGGAGTCGAACCACTGGATTCCCCCGAATCCGCAAACCTGCCACTTCTTCTCACTCTTGAAAGGATTAGAGAGTGAGTTTTCCTGCAATGAACTTATCTCTCTACTCTCCGCAGCGCAGAAAGATAAGGCCCGTCATCGCAGAATTATTTGACGATTGTTGCGTTCGTCTGAGCAATCAGTGCAAGAATCTCAGGCGAAAGCTGAGAAACATCTGTCACTGTTTGTGCTGGTGCTGGTGTCGCTGCGACTGGCGCAGGCGCTTGGATGCCACCTGCAATGTAGGCGTTCGCCTTTGCAACGGCGGTTGCATCGCCTGTTGCATCAATGAGCAACCAAGGTGGATTCTTTCCTGGCTTTGCTGCTCCTTGACCAATGCGACCAAGAACCTTTTGACCGAGTAACGGCTTGAGTGCATTGCGAAGAGCCACATTGAACCAAAGAAGGCTTAGGTGTTCTTCGTTTGTATCAAGATCAACCACATTGACCTCGATTGCCTCTGCGACTCCATTGACGGTCTGAATTCCAGTCTTGTATTCAACTGGTGTAACGATGAGAAGGTGTCCGTTAAAGTCTGCGACCTTAACGCCTTCATTTACTACTGGTGCTGAAAATGCCATTTGGCATCCCCCGTTTCTTTTTAGTTGGTTGGTGTTTGGTATTGGGGTGGATTTGATTCCATCTCAATTCTTTTGAGGTCATTAACTGTGGGATAAACCTTGATGATGCAATCGCATCCGTCACGCTCACACAACAGAATCACCTGGGCAAGCCTTGGATAAATCATCGCTATAAGGCTTGAAATAGGGGCAATACATACAGAGCCGAGAAGGTACGGCTGGAATTACTGCCCACATTGCTGGCGATGCTTCCACATCAACCGTTGAAAGTAGCTCATAAACAGAGTCCAAGCGCTTGAGTGCATCAAGAACAATCTGTTCATCGTATGGGTGAAGTTCAATATACATATCGGTTATCTGCCCACCCGTAGGCAAGAAGATTAAGCCAACATAATCAACCTTTTGACCTTCTTTTGCTTTGCCATAGGCATAAGTCATCACCTGAGTTATTTCTTTGGCAGATGCTCCTGTGGATCGCTTTTCTTTGATTCCTGTTGGAGATTTTGTCTTCCAATCAAGAACCATATTCCTATCATTATGAAATAAATCCACCGTACCTTTAAGACCTGCTCGGATTTCGACACGGGTTTCTGTTTGGTAGCGTTCCGGGTTTGCCGAGAAAATACCTTCAAGGTGCGAGTGGATTGCAGTGCCGACTTGAGCCGCCCAAGAGCCACCTGAAGATTCATTGACCTTCTCCCAATCAAGTAATTTGTAAGCAAGTTTTCGCGTACATTCCTCACCTAATTCAGACGGGCCGATTGAAACCTGTTTGGATCGTGGTGAGTAAATGCCAGCATCGGTGATGACTTTGCAAAGTTCTCGCTTCAGGTCATCTGCAAGCAATTCGAGTTCAGGCTTTAGCGGAGTGAAAGTCATCTCTACTCATCAACCTCAACGATAGAAAATCTCCGAGAGATAATGGTGCTTTCAAGTGCGCCAATCAATTCGGCAGGCAAAATCTCACGCGCCTTCTTTGTATCAAAGCGGTGTGATTCTGTCTTTGTCCAGCGAATAACGGGCTGACCCTTAATAAGAGCCAACTCGCTATCACCGAGAGCAAACTCAAGATGCTCGCGTGCCACCTTGAGTTTTTCTTCCAACTGAGCAATCTCAGCTTTTGTCTTCTTATATGCAAGCAACCAAGCCTGCGCGGTGTCATCTAGTTCGATGACCCCAGGTTCAATTTCAAGACTCATTTCCGTTCCCCCTGTGAGTTTCAGTAGTATTTATTTTTTTTCCAAAATGCCCAGGCTTTGCAAGCACCGCCTGATCCATATTTCCTGCCGATGTAGGATAGCGCAGCAACTGTCTGAGCGACCTCGGATTTAGAGCGTTTCATCCCTAAATTTTCCATTGTCGAATCAAGCAACTGACCTATTCCGCGAGCCGAACTGGTCGGGTTCTTCTTATCCTTCCAGCCACTCTCTCTGCCCATTATTGCCGAGAAACATTTGAAGTCGCGTGGAGTTAGCAATTCCCTTGCCAATTCCTTTGCGTTCACCTGCATCAAAAGCGGTCTTTCCTTATATTCAATTATTGATGGCACTGCGACCAACGGATTGATGGCTTGCGCCGTCAAAGATGTAACAACGCTCGCGCCCGCTATGAGCAAGAGCCTTCTGATAAGTTTTTTGTCTGTTCTGTTAATTGGACTGCTCCTTTGTTATTCGCAGAATCCAAGCGCTTAAAGACTCTCCTTATGTAATAAGGCGAGGTCGCAAGTGATCCAGCGATTTCCCATACAGATTGCCCCGACTCACGCAGATTCTTTATCTTTAACGCAAGCCCCTTAACTGCCACTTGTTTGTGACCCATCAAGGCAATACGCCTTTCGGATGCGGATTTACCGCCCCAAAAGCCGTCTGCAATCTGTTTATCTAGTGCAAAAGAAAGGCACTCCCTTTCGTGAATACAACTGGCGCACAAAGCACGCAGTTGTGGCAGTCTTTCTGCCTCTTGTTTTCCTATCTTCGGAAAGAAGAAATCTTTGTCTTCTAGTGTGGCGCATACGGCTTTGGGGAAGTCGGGTGCATCAATATCAAGATTCACTCGCTCTTCTCCTTCAGCCACGCCTCAAGGCTACAAATAACCCAGGCTTGATCCACTGGCGCATTACGGCGCTTGAGGATGATGTATGCAGGTGGTGCTTGCTCAAGGTTTCGAGCCTTGGCGTAATTCTCAGCTTCGACCTGCGCCTCACGCCAAAACTGAGGCAGATTAGGCTTGCCCCAATTCTTGAGTTCAAAAATGTATGTCTTGCCAGCAATGACGGCAACAAGATCGCCTTCGTCATTTTTGCCAGCCTTGACAAGTCTTTCGACAAAGATTCCCAGGCTACGAAAGAACTTCATAACCGCAATCTCCCACGCTGAACCCTTGCGACCATTTGGATTTGCCATTGACTATTTAACCGCCTTGAGTTCAGGGTAAGAAGTTCTTTCCTGGATTGCATCGTGAAACTTAAATGCGCGGATTATGTCGGCTGCGAGGTCTAGTGCCTCATCGCGTGTCATAAAGGCAACTTTGATTGCCATTTCTCCAAAGTTACTTCGCGCAACATCTAACTGCTCAAAATGCCCTTCAGCCTTGTATGACTCACGCCCTACGGCTTGAAGTTCATCAAGATCAGAAAGTTCAGTTTGACCGACTACATCCTCAAGCAAATCAAGAATGGCATCGTGTTCCTCAAGATACAAAGCCAATGAACCATCATCGGTTGTATGAACTGAAAACAAAGGTCTATTTTGAGGCATCTTTATCCTCATTCCAAGGGTTCTTTGTCTGCTCAACTAGGTAATCATCGCTTTCGATAATCATCCACATACAAAACAAAAAGGCGGAAGTTAAACCCACCGCCCACAAAAACATTTCCATAATCCGTTCCTTTCATTATGTGTCAGAAAGGGTAGCACGCCAAAATGTCAGGATGGCTGATATTCGAGCTGAAATGGTGCGCAAGTGTTTACATCGTATCGGGCCGATGCTTCCAGGGCTTCCAAGATGCAGGATTCCGGGTTCTCTTTGCCTGCTAAGAATCCAAGACCATATGGGCTTCCTGATCCAATTCCATAAATGCCATCAAAGGATTGTGACATTGATAAATCATCGCCAATCTCAAAGACATTGCCCGCAAAAGAAAGAAGGTATGAGTAAGAGGCTGATTCCTTTGTGTGGTCATAGCCCTGCGCCTTGAACGCAGTAAGGATGCTTGGGATTATCTTTCGACCCATAAACTTCACAGGATCAGAGCCGTCATAGGCAGGTGGCTTCCAGTTATACATCAACACATCCCCTGGGCGACAGTCGCCCGATACCCCCAAAAGGTACTTGCCTATTTTGACGATTTTCGGCGTGCTAGGGCTGAGGATGCGCTTGTCACCATCGGTGATTTGGCTATCTGCCCCCAAATAAGCCCCCTGTGGGGTCTGTACGGCGAGAATCGTGGTCATAGCCCCAAGGATAGCGTTTAGGGCTGACAGAGCCTAGAAAAGCCGTTTTCAGCTTCAAAACACGCTCAAAAAAGTTGTCAAATTGTGACCATAAATGACCGCCAATTGGCGTTCCCTGTATATACACGGTGCTATGGTTTACCTATTGAAGAACGAACGGGTCTTCAATAGAACGGAAAGCAAATGACAATGAAAGCAACGAATCTCTATCAAGATGATCGTTTTGATGAGTGCAAGTTTTGTTCTCAAGAAGTTCGCCGTGGCGAATGGCATATTCACTTCCCTTGTGATTCCTACAAAAATTCATTGAAAGTTGGTGCATAATGACAAACACAATCAAGATTGAAGATATAACTGCAAAGATTCGTGAAACTGCACCTGAAGGCGTATCAGTTACTTGGGAATTCCCAGGATATGTTTCAGTTTTGCTTCCAAACAAAACAGAGATTTGCTTTGGCGAAAGTCTTGAATCTGACACTGGATACACTTGGAACGATTTTGATGCTGAAGGTTCAAACTTTTATTGCGGTGGCTTTGAAGACCTTGGCAACCTTGATGCAATTGTTGCTGAATTTTGGAATCAGACTGCTGAGGTGTTGAGATAATGAAGTGCGATTTCTGCAATAGAAAGAAAGAAACAGTCAATACTTCTGTTCAATACAAAGGAAACGATGTTTTCCACTTTGATTCTTTGGTTCTTTCATTTGACCTTTGCGCCCAATGTGTAGGCGAGAATCTTTTATCAATCAATGGATTTGCAAAGGTAGGTGCTTAAATGACAATGAAAGTTGCAACTCTTGTTGATTGTGAAGCCTGCGCAGGTCGCTGGCAGGCTCTTTATAAACGCCAATATGAACTTCCAAATGGCGACAGATATTGGATGAATGTGTGCGTGTATTGCGCTCGCAAGAACTGGGAATTTGAGGTGGGAAAGTGAAGATGGATCAGGTTTATGTTAATCGGCGCAGAGTCGCCTTCGTTCTAGTGGTTGCAGTCATTGCGATTGCCTTCACATATCTCACACGCGATGTGTGTTATGTGGGCAATATGCCTGGGAACACCTTGGGCTATGGCTCTTGCTCAAAGATGCTTGATTTGGTGGTGGGCAAATGACCGAGAAAGAGCAAGCATTTTGGCGTTGGTGGGAAGAAATAAAAGACAATAAAGACCTCTACAACCTGCGAATGGCATTTGATGCAGGCTACGAAGCTGGAAAGGAAAAATAATGGCAACACCACTTCGAGCGATTCGCGTTCCTGATCCACTATGGGCGCAGATGAAAGAACTTGCTACATTGCAAGAAACCAGCGTTTCAGCTTTGCTGATCCGCTTGATGCAAGAGGAACTTGAGCGTTGATTATCAATCTTGCGTGGGCAACCGTTGCTTGCCTTCTTGCCTACATAACGCACCGCAAGGCGTGGTTCTACTTCATTCTTGGCTTTTGCTTCAACGCCTTTGTGTTTATTCCGTTGATATTCACTTGGGCGCGAGCGTTTCGCGGTCACTGGAAGCGAGAGCTTGAGATTCAAGAAGAGTTGAGATACCTCGACACATTGTAAAAATAGCAAAGAACCCGCACGACCCCAGGAACGGCTGAGGTGGTGCGGGTTCTTTATTTCTGCCCGAAACGGGCAAATCTTTATGCTTGGTCTTGACCAATGATAGCGAGTTCGCCACTGATTGCGGCATAAGCCGCCAAATCAATAAACGAGTCCAAATGGTCAGGTGTTTCAACTAGCCTTGCAATCTTAACGCCAGCCATACAAAGTGCAACTTGCGATGGCGTTACATCAACGCCAAGGATTACTGCCCAAATGTCTGCAATGCGTTTGTGGTTCGTGTAAGGCGTTCCGTAGTTCTTATCACGATCACCGTGAGTCAGGCGGTTTGCCTCATCAAGTATTTCCCCCCGAAACATACTTTCCCCTTAATCTTTGAAAGTTGGCTTGCCGAACCCTACTATATAAACGGGCAAAGACTTTTTCAGCTTTGAACCGTTCTTGACTTTATAGGCACGCTTTTTGAGGCAAACTTCGCCACCATTGCGCTGGTCGCCCTTCTTATCAGGCGATGTGTTGCCTTCAATGCAGGTCACAGTTCCATCGCCATTGTCGCGAACAACAATGCCAATGTGAGAAATACGATCCACGCCGTCATTTGGGAAGTCAAAGAAGACCAAATCGCCAGGCAGCGGAACTGCCTCGGCAGCCGCTTCCCACTTGTTCTTCTTAATGAAAGCCTGAGCGCCAGCAACGGTGGAAACGCAGTTTGGCACTTTAAGTCCAACCTCATTTGCGCACCACATAACGAATGACCCACACCAAGGCAAGAAGTTCGCCTTAGTAAATGCACCATATTTGGTTTCATTATCCTTCGGGCCTTCGATAACCCCGATTTCTGCTCTTGCTACCTTGATGAAGTCATTACGCTGACCCATTTATTTCCCCTTTTCTACCTTGTCTGATTTTGAAGCCTTAGCGAAAGCCTGGTTGATTTCCTCGCGTGTGAGTTTGCCGTCACCGATATAAAGGCGGGCAAGTTCAACTGCAACATCCATCACCGCAACGATGCCTGCCATAGCAGCAGAAAAGGCTGGTGAGATTTGTACGCTTGAAACTGAGCTGACAATTGCGCCACCTGAGATGAAGCCAGCAGCGCCAATAATGAAGACGGCGAGCATACGCCCTGCAATGTCTTTAATGAGATTCATTCTTTTTTTCCATTTCTAATCGAGAATGTGATTGTCCAAACGATGAAGGTGACAATGATTGCGTAGCCAACAACGGTCTTCGCTGATCCTTCAAGAACGACCCACGCAATGAACATTCCAAGAAGTGTCCAAGCCTGGTTGATTATGTCTGAGAGGAATTTCAAGGGTTTCTCCTATAAGTAGAAGCAGCAGCGATGCCCGCTGCTTGGGTTGCGATTCCCCCTGCAATGATTGCCGAAATAACTACCTTTTCGGACTTCTCTCTTACTTCAGGCGACATATCAGCGCCGATGTTGCCCAAAGCCATAAGTGCAGCCCCGGGATTGGTAAAGATTGCGCCGAGCAATTCGGCAGGATTTTCAAGCAACTGCAAAGCCACCACAACTTCGGCAGTCAGGATCACACCGTTTTCAAGTTCAACGGGTGTTTCAGGTGCTAAAGTTGCCACATCTACATCAACAATTGAAACGGGGGCGGGAGATGGCAAAGGTGTTGGAGCAGGAATCTCTTGAGGATTTGACTCCTCTTGAGGAATTGGATTTGTTTCTATTGGCGGAACTATTGGGGAAGTCTCGACTGGTAACTCATCGGGTGGCTCGCTTGGTAGATGATCAGCGGGAAGTTCTTGCACTGGCTCGGGAGTTGGCGGCAAAGGCTCAACTTCAGGGGCAGGCGCTGGCTCAGGCTCAGTCACTACTGGCTCAACAGGAACAGGTGCTGGCTCGCTTGCAACTGGCACAGGCGGTGTAGGCGATGGCTCTATTGGTAAAGAAGGCGCAGGTTCTTGAGTTACAGGCGCAGGTTGAGAAATTATCGTTGAAGAATCTTGAACTGGCAAAGAAGGCGCAACAGGCGTTGATCCAGTTGAAGAATCAGAAAGAGGCGGCTCTATCTGAGCCGTTTGACTATCTTCAACATTTGAAGGCGGAGAATCAACGGTTGAAGTTTCAGTTGGAGCAGTTGGAGAATCCGCTGGAACAGTCGGAGTTTCTGGCTGAGTTACAGTTGCAGAATCTGGAACTGTTGCAGAATCTGGAACTGTTGAAGTTGGAGTATCAGGTTGCGCAGGCGGAGATTGAACTGGCGCAGTCACAGATTCCTGCGTTGGAGTCGAAGTATCGGAAGGCGGTGGCGAAGGTGCGGGTGTTGGAGTCGGAACGAGACCCTGATAATAATCAAGGGTGTTGTCACTCAAATTGTTGCTGACAAAAATTCGGTAGTTTCCCGCATAACCGCCTTCACAAAACAGGCGTGAGATTTGACCTTTGCCTTCAAAGAAGCGGTTGGAGTTATCCCAAGAAGGCGTGAACTCGCGCTGATCACCCTGGGCAGTTGCACAAATAACCTTTACAAGCCCAGTTGGTACGCCTTCAGCTTCGGCGGGAAGTAATAGAGAAGTGCCTGCAACAATAAAGAAAACGCCAAATCTAGCGGCTCTTTTGCTCGCAAATAAGTTCGTAAATCTTGTCCACTCTGTCTTCAAGTCGCTCAAGCCTTTCGGAGTTTCGGTTCACGCTATCGCGCATCGAACCGCCCCCGTTTGGTTTTAATTCTGCAAGGTAATGCTTGACCAGCCAGCGAACTGCACCTGCAAAGGCTGAGACTATCACCGTGACTGCAACTGCAATAGTTGCGTAATCTGTGGCCGTCATCGAGTCAGCACCAGTAATGTAATCGTGATTGTTCCAGCATTGGTCACTGCATACAAGGCATCGCCTGGGTGAATGAGCATCACAATTTTTTCGCCATTATCAACTTCAAATCCATTATCAGTGGTGACATCTGCACCGCCGATGTAGCACTTACCGCTTGCTGCGTGAAAGTGAACTTCCTGCGCTGATCCGTCAATGGGAACAATCAATTGGCGTGTGCTATTAACCGTAAAGTGGCGCGAATATGCCAATTGATTCTCCTCAATGCTAGCCCCCCGGGTTTGGGTTAAAGAATGATTGTTGCGGCTTCTTCTTCAGTCAAAGGCTCGCCTGCGATGAGCTTTGCCTTCGCGCTCGCCTTGAGGTCGGCCAGCGCTTGCGCGGTAGCGATGCGCTCCGCTTCGGCTGCCTCGGCTGCAATGCGATCCGCTTTGCGCTGCTGGATTTCCTCAGGGGTAAGTTCAACCTCTATGACTTCACCTGTCTCACAGTTATGGATTATATTGATTTCTGTCATTGTATTTCTCCTTATGAGTTCTTGATGCCGTAGAGGGTTGCAGTTGAGTATTGAGCGAATGAAGCCGATGCGTTGGGAACTAGGCTAAGGCTAGTAATCGCAGCGGTATTAGCCCATAGGTAGGCGATTAGCCAAGACTCGGCATAAGTTGCGTTCTTTTCAGATACTGAGTCAATCGATGCTGACTTCTGAGCACTACCCGCATAATTGGGAATATAAATCTCGATGTTAGCAAAGGTACTAGCCGTAGCAGTATTGGAATCAACCACGCCAGCCAAGCCGCTTGTATATGACCCAGAACTGGCAGAACTGCCATTACCGATAACTGCCCTTGAAGTGAAGCCGCTAGTTGAACCGTTAGGTCTCAAACTGAAATCATTGAAGTCCTGACCTCTGTTATCTCTCAAAGATAACTTTAAACATAGGTCGGTATAGGTAGCAGGGATTGAAGTAAATTCAATTGAGGCAGCACCGCCAGCGCCAACAGTTACGCTTCCAATGTTGGTGAATGTAGTCGCCATTTATGCCGCCTTGATTCCGTAGAGGGTAAAGGTAGAGCCGTTGGAGAAGTTGCCGCCACTAGCAATGACCTTAACCGCGTTGATAGCAGCAGTAGAACGCCAAAGCCCTACGGTTGCAGCCGTTCCATTGCCAGCATTATTAGCGCGGGTGAGGTTGGTCTTATAAGTTGTAGTGTTGGAATAGTTCATAATATCAACAAGTATGTTTGTGTTCTGGTCGGCGGTCATATAGCCGTAATAGTTAGCAAGGATGCTGGTGGTGTTGCTTGTGCGGTGAGATGATGCAGTCGAGCCATCCCCTGTAAGGTCGGTGTTGGAGTAAGTTGATCCAGTATCACCGTTATATTCAAGACGTAAGTTAATCGTTCCCGAAGTTACTCCGCCGTTAAAGATAATACGCAGGTCGGTATAGGTCGCAGGAATACTAGAGAAGGTGTAACTGGCTGGTGTGCCTGTTGCGGTGTAGGTCGCTATCGTTTCATAAGTCGATGCCATTATTATCCCTTAATTCCGTATAGCGCGAATTGTGAATACTGTTGAAAAGTAGTTCCATTGTTAGGAATAATTGAAATGCTATTTATAGCGTTTGTTGAATACCAAGCATTTGATTCAATGGATACAATTCCACCACCATTGCCATCAACTCCGCTTAATGATTTAACTGTTTTATTTTTTGAAACATTTGTATAATCCAAAATATCAACAATTATTGATCCAAATACATTTGCATTTGTTGTTGTTCCAGCAGACCAGCCAATATACATTTTGTTTTGAGATGAAGCATTTTGTGCTTGAGCCGAAGAACCGTCACCAAGCAAATCGTGATAACTGTAATTATTTCCTGAGTCGCCGTTAAAACGCATACTTGTTGAAGCCCACCAGTTTGCGTAATTAAGCCTTGATGAAATGCGCAATTGAAGATGTTTGTACCCTGTTGGAATTCCAGCAAAATCAATAGTTGTAGCACCACCCGAGCCGACTGTTACGGTGGCAATAGATTCATAAGAATTTAATGATGCAATGCCGCCAAACATCCCATAACCCCGGGCTGATCCGTTTGCAAATGTGCTAATTAGTGGCATTACAAATCCCCTTTAAGCAAACTTTGTTTGTGTTTCAAGAACAGTAAATGTAGCAGAGGCAGTCTTGATAATTGTAAAAGTATAAGCATCAATTGCTGATGCATTTCCAGCACTGATTGCAGCAGGTACTTTTGGAGTTACCGTTGTGCCGTCAATTTGGATTGTGTTTGGATAGTAGGCAGTTGATCCGTTGGTGTTAAGCCAAACCAAGGTGATTGCATCGCCTGTTGCCATAGCACTGTTGAGTGAAGTACCGCTTGAATAACGGAAGTTTAGGGTGTGGTTGGCAGTTGCATTTGAGGTGTAGTACCACACTGAGGCAGTAGATACATCAAAGTTGATTGTGCCAGTCGCAGCAGATGCCACCACATTCACATCTTCTTCAAAGCCCTTGATGACCAAATCTGACTGGCTTGTTGCAATCGAGAGTGTAACCGCGCCCGATGATCCGCCACCTGAAAGACCTGTTCCAGCGGTAACGCTTTCAATGTCGCCAGCAACCAGGGCAACCCAAGATGATCCGTCATACTTTTCAACGGCGTTGGTATCTGCAAGATAGGAAATCATACCTTCGGCAAGAACACCTGTGAGAGCAGTGGTGCGAGCTGAGGCATCTGCAAACTTCATCACAGTTTGCTGCATCAAGTATCCATCAACCTCAGCCGATGTAAGCACCTGACCAACGGTGAAATCCTTATAGCCTAGACCTGCCATTATTGCTCCTTATTTAGTAAGACAACACCGCGTTGGCGTTGTCTAGCGTTCCTTGAGTAGTTGAGTCCAATATAAATGCCTGAATGAGAGGTTCACTGGTGAAGATGACAGTATTCCACGAACGCGGTGTGATGTCGTGGCTAACGCCCTGACAAAACAGTTCGCGTGTGACCTCTGATCCGCCAGGCATCAACTTGGTGATGTTGAGAAGTGAGAAGATTTCCATTTCAAGAGCAGCCTCTATGCGGTCATTTGCTGCTGCGTTTGTATCAAAAAGGTTCAAGGTCATCGAGTCAATGCGCAAGGTGGCATTGGCGCGAGAGTTCAAAAGCATAATTGCCTGGTTGTAGGCTTCCTCATCGGTCTGCACCAAGATATTTGTGCGCTGGCCTGAGTGGATAAAGTAAGTGTTGATTGAGGTGGCATCCTGAACATTCTGCGCCACGCCCCCCGCCCTTTGAACGGTCACATCATTCACAATGAGCTGATCATCGTAACTGAAGTCAATCTGAGCGTAACCGATGCCTGTTCCAGTATCGGAAAACACATACGGGGTCGCATCTGCCTCTTTGGATACGGTATCGCGTGAGTAAAAGGTGGCAGTGCCTGTCTTTTGGAAGAAGAAGCCGCCAAATTCAGATGTTTCAACAAGTTGAATCGCCTCAAGCAAGTTTCGTGATGTGCCTGGGTCTGCCTGCATTGACGAATTACCTGGGTCAATTGCACGCTGAGATGTTGGGTAATCTGCCACATTCAAAAGCGCGTTAATGCGATCACCTGAAAGTTGCCCCGCGCTAGTGCCGGGAACGGTGGTGATAGCAATATTGTTAAGAAGGCGAAAGCCATCTACACACTGCAAAGTTACGGTTGAAGTATCCTCAAAGCCACGCACGAAGTTGGTATCAAATGAGGTGATGTAGCCCGAAAAGATAAAGTATCGAGTAGTTACTAGCGTGATTTCATCTTGATAATCAGCCCACACGCGCACCTTACGAAGCGGAACAAGTTTGCCGTAATAAGGTGAATCCACATTGGAAGGCGAAAAATCTCCGTTATCGTCACGAAGCACAATTGAAGCTGAACCCGCCTCAAACTTGTTGAGGATACGGTTACGCCCGCGCTTTGTTTGCACGCGAAGAGTAATGCCTGAAACATCTACCAAATCGGATGCACTATCAGCAAGAATCGCCTCATCAAGAAATGAGGTGGGATCGTCCAGGACAAGGGGATTCCCGAAGGCCGGCCCGTTCGCAAAGTCAATCGAAACGCCTAAAACTGGCATTGTCATATTTTACAAATCCAATGGGTTGAGAAGAATCTTGTTTCCGCTTCCTTGCCCCGCAAGGATACCTTCTCGAACTGTTGAAACCAATTCGCTTTGTGATCCGATAACGCTTCCAGCGTTTACAGTCACATTGATAGTTGAATTCTTGCTGCCAGCGGTGGCAAGTGAGCCTGCGTTGTCAATTGTTGGCGCAAATGATGCAGCCGATGTGGTTGATGCCCCGAATCCGCCTTCACGCCACCAAGGTTGGCTCTCCGCCCAGTTGTCTTGCCCAGTTCCCATTCCGATACTGCGCAAATATTCTTCAGTTGCCCTTGCTGCCGCTTCAGCCTCGGCAACTGCTGCCTCTGCTGCTGCTGCTGCCGCTTCCGCTGCTGCCGTTGCCGCATCTGTTTCATTAACAACGGCTTGAACTTCGGGTGAAACAGTGCCAGCAGCCCCAAGTTCAATCAGGTACTTCTCAAGTTCTTTTCTTGCCTTTTCCCAACCCTTTGAGGCATCTAATCCAAAATCCTTATCAAGAACAATGCTATTAACGCCAGTGACTTCTTTGATGTAATTGAGAACAAAACTTGTTGATTTGCCCCACTTGGAAGCAAGCGCATCAAGTTCAATTGTTGAAATCTTGTTGTCATTGATGACTGCCAAAATGTCGGCATAACGCTGCGCCTCAGTGTTGTTCTTGAACTGAAGTTCGAGCAACTTAAACATCTCATTGCCAGTTGATTCAATAGCCAAAGCCTGTTGCTTCAAAAGGTTGAGTCGAGCCGCCTCAAGTTGAATTGGATCATTTTCGTTCTGCGTAACTACGCCATATTTGGCAAGTTGCTTTTGAACTTCCAAAGCCTTCAACTGCTCGGCAGTGAGTTTCTTGGTGGTGTTTACAGTGGTATTAAGTGATGTGTTGTATTTGCCACTTGTAACATTGAACTCTTTATTCAGCTTCAAAGATGATGCGTGAGCCGAATTGAGCTTGCCAGTTGCCTTTGTAGTCTTTTCGGTTTCACCCGTCATTGACTTCATAAAGTTCTTGGTCACAAGCGCGGTGACACCGATTGCCGCAAGACCTGTGGCAGCGGTAGCAAGGCTCACGCCACCTGTTGCAAAGGCGGTTGCGATAGCAGCGCCGATTGCGGTTGTGCGAAGAAGGGTCATTGCGGCAATGACTGACTGGATCATAAGAACAAACTTGGCTGCCGAACTTACGGCAAACAAGCCACCCAAGACTAAGCCAAAAGCCTTAACCTTGTTAGTGTTATCCGTAATCCACTGACCCAAAGCAAGAGCCTTTTCGACCACAGTTTTGAGAGTGCTTGCAACGCTGCGAAGTCCAACGGCCAACTTATCCTTGTTGAGATCAACCCACTCTTGGATTTTTGGAAGAACATTTGAGACAAGGTAGCCAGCAAATTCCTGCACCACAGGAAGCAAGGCATAACCGAGAGTTTCAAGAATCTCATCGTAGGAAAGGCGAAGAATACGCAGGCGACCCTCAAGGGTGTCGGCGCTTGCGGCAGCAGCGCCTGAGAAAGTGTCGCTCAAGTAAATCATTGCCGCGTTGAAGTCTTTGGTCTTCACAATGTTGGCATCAAGACCAGGAACAAGTTTCTTGAGTGCGCCAAGGTTGCCTGTGTAAGCCTTGGCAAGAGCCTTGGAAACGCTTTCAACATCGCCATAGCCTGAAGCGGCAACATCAAGTGCAACATTCTGCAAAGACTGAGCCTCGGTCAAATCGCGTGTTGCGCCCGTTAGGGTGATCAGCGACTGGCGAAGCTGAGTGTCGGAAACGCCAACAAGCAACTGTTGCTTGGCAATATATCGCTCAGTTGCGGCAATGGCATCATCGGTTGCACCGATTGTGTTACGCAAAGAGTTGGCAAGGATTGTCTGTGATTTCTGATCCTCGATAGCAGCCTGAACCGCATCTGTTCCAACCTTGACCGCAAAGGCAGCCGTTGCAGCAGCAGCCAAGCCAAAAGCCTGAGCGGATCGCTTTGCAAAAGCATCAAAATCCTTGCCCAGTTTGTTAATGTCTTTGCGTGCTGCCTTTGAACCCTTGTCTGAATATTGGGTGAGGATTCTCGCGACTACTGCGCCAACTGCCATTTCCTACCCCTTTTGACTATTCAGGTGAGTTTGTAAAGTTTGCTTGGCTTCTTCTAAAGCCTGATTGACATTGCGCTCAATGCGCTCTCTGTCTTTATCAACCACCGACCAAACAAGGCGCGAAGCCTTACCGAATCGGGCTGAGAGTGTGCGTAAAAATTGAGATGAAGAAGTGCGGGCGGAATCGCCTTTTGTCTTTCGACCAGCCACTTCAAAGATTGCGCCTGCTGCTGAATTGTTGCGCAATGCGCCAGCGCTTGTTGTGTAATCGCCACGAACGCGACCTTGAACTTTTGTCTTTCTGATACCAGCGGCGACTTCAGATGAACTGAACCCGGGCCAGCCAGCACCGCCGCGAGTAGATGAAGGGCGAGTTGCCCCGCCTTGTCTCCATCCACTCATCGGCGTTCCAGTGCCTGAACCATTATTGACACGCGCCACAATGGTTCGAGCGCTGGTTTCTGCGCTAGAAAGCTCGGAGTTGATCACTTTATTAAAGCGTTTGACTGCATCTTTATCGAACTCTTTGAGAGCATCAAGTGTTTCTTTGATGCCCGTGAGAACAATAACTTCTTCAGCCATATCAACTCCGAGCCTTGTTGCGTTGTTTGAGGTAAATAACTATTGCCTCAAGAATTCCATCGGGCGACTCTAACAAGTCCAGCGGTGAAATTCCTGTTTCCACAGAGATTGCAGCAATGCTATATGTTAAAGATTCTCTGTGGATTCTGAATTTGGGTCTGTGGTCAATTCAGCGCTTTCGAGTGCATCCAGGAATCCTGAATCAAAAGGCTTCACAACAACTCCGTTTTCTTGGCAAGATTTCCAAGCGAGCCAATAAATATGCTCAACTTTCTGATCCTCACCAAGCAACTTGCCAAATCCCTTATTAAATTTTTGTTCAAAGGCAACGATTGTCTTTGGTCGAAGAGCAAAAGTATTCTCAACGCCATCAATCAACTTCACCTTTACAAACAGTCCATCCATTTTATTTCCCCCTTAATTGGTTATGCGGTTGTTTTTGTAATTGCGCCCGAAATCGGCCAAGTGACCGAAGCGGTTGAAAGTTCTCCGACTGAACCGTTGAGTGGAGTCCACTCTGAGATGAGTGCTGAGAATGAGTATTGAGGATTTGTTGTCGCAGTAGCGCCAGCATCGGGTTTCACCTTGATTGTGATGGCAGTCCCAAGCAACGGATAGATGATTGACTCAACTGATCCGCTTGCGAAATCCTGGTGGAACTCGAAAGTCACTGAGTTATCCTGCAAGCCAGCAATGCGGGTCTTAGCAGTTGAACCAAATGAGGTTGTCTCAACAATGTCGTAAGAAGTTGAGATTGAGACTGAAGCAATGTGATCGCTCAAGTCGTTTGATGTGCCAAAGATTACTGAGGCATTTGTGAGAACAATGCGTGCCATTTATGAAGTCGCCTTTGTGATAGCGCCTGAGATAGGCCAAGTGACAGATGCAGTTGAGAGTTCGCCAACAGAGCCGTTGAGTGAAGTCCACTCAGAAACAAGGGCGCTGAATGAGTAGCTCGGATTTGTTGCAGAGACTGAGCCTGAAGTTGGTTGAACAACAATTGCAGTGACTGTTCCAACAAGGCTTGTAGAGCCGTTAATTGTTGCTTCCACAGATGAAGAAGCAAAATCCTGGTGGAATTCAAGAGTCACTGAATTATCACGAAGACCTGCAACGCGTGTCTTTGCAGTGTTTGAGAAGGCAGTTGTCTCGACTACATCTGCGCTTTCATTGAGTGTGATTGATGCAATGTGATCACTGAGATTGACTCCGTTGATTGTCACCTTGGCATCTGTTAGAACGATGCGTGCCATTTAGTTTGCTCCTTCTTCGGTCTTTGCTGGTGTTGGCTTTGCGGCTGAATCTGCAATGTGACCTGAAGCGATAAGCGCCTCAACATTGATTCCAACCAATTCTTTTTCGGTGAGTGTCTCACCCTTCTTCTTTCCACAAACCTCGAAATCTGAGGCAACTGTGTAACCCATTTTTTCTCCTTATCCCCAGATTGTGAGGCGATAGCGATATGAAAGGAAGGTGACTTCACCTTCAATGTATGTTCCTGCCTCTGCGCTAGTAACTCGCAGAGTGTTTACTGTTCCCCCCAGTGTGCGATCTCCCTCAATGGCACTCTTGATTGAGCTTGAGCCTGAACCCAAGTATTCATCAAGTTTGTTTTGCCCTGAGCGAGCATCCAAGCGTTGAACAATCACATAAACATCAAGTGATGCCTGGTCTAAGCCGCGAGCATTGTCAATGTCAAATGTGAAATCTAGTTGGCCGACAATGGCGCAAGGTGGCGTTACTTTGTCGGGAATTACATCGTAGGCACGAAGCCCTGTGATGGTTTGAAGGCGTGTCTTAATGCCATCTCGAACTGAAGAAACATTCATTACTTAGCCAACCCGAACATCTTGCGGAATGGTCGAGCAAGAACTTCCACATCTGCATCAAGGCGAGAAGAAAGGCGAACCACTCCCATATCGGGCGCACCAGCAATGCCGAAAGGCGATTGCTTGCGGGCAAAGAGTCGGGTTGCTTGGATCAGAGTTGCCATTGAGATTTCGGCAGGCACTGAAGACCAGCCCCAAATGCCTGTTACTCGGACTCCCTGTGGAACAGATGCCGGGAATACATAAGCACCTGAAGCAAGAATTCTTGTGTACGGCCAACCCTTGCGTGGAGCGTTTACTGGCTCAACCAAGTAATCGGATGTTGAAAAAACAATGCCGTAAGTTTGGTCAAAGTTTGAATCAATCGCAATTTGATTGATTGTCACAATGTCATCAATTTGGCAGTTGTAGAAATCTGTTGTGGTGAAGTAGCGAGCAACATACGCCTGAGTAGTTCCATCTTTGTAGAAGAAGCGCCCTGTGTAGTCATCAATCATTCGGCTTGCTGCCGTAATTGCAGCCTCAAGAGCTAAATCATCGTTGGTGTCTTCAATAGCAAGCGCAGCCTTGATTTCAGTGAGCGTTGTGTAACAGTTAGTTAGCGCCACGCGTGATCCTCTTTTCAGCCTTTGGCATTACTGCCTTTTCAAGTGGGGGAATTGCAGTTGCCGTTTCCTTTGGCTTTCTGCGAAAAATCTTCTTTATGTCCAAGAGTTTTGATGCCTTTCATCAATCCAATAAGACTTTTGATGAGGTATCAGTGCGCCTGTGTTTACATATATGGGGAATCCTAGTGCGCGAGCGCGGCGAGAGAAAAGTAAATCTTCGCCAATCCATTCGCCGTTCATCGGCCCATCCCAAAACCAACACCAATCTTTACCTTGGTGCTGATCGGCTTCATCGCGCATCTTCTCAAGAACGCTGCGGTGAACTAACAAGCAACCAGTGCCTGCTGCTCCAATTTCAAAGACTGCGTTCTTGTCATAATTAAACAATGGCAAGAAGCCTTCGGGTGTATCGTCAAAGATTGCTGGCACTGGCTTTGGGTAAAGAGCGCCTTCAATTCCGAATCCTGCAAAAACTAGACCCGCCACAATAGGGCGGTCTTTATCGTGTGCGGTTTCAATTAACTTATCAAAAGCCTCAAGCGTTAATTGTTCATCGCTATCCAAAAACAAGAGCCAGTCAGAGTCAGTTTCAAGAAACTGTTTGACCACTCGATTGCGTTGCTTTGAAAGCAAGCCCGAACCCTTAACTCTTACGAATGGGCCGAGCCGTGAGGATCGTGCCTGCACCAGTTGAATGAGGCGATAAGCAAAAGCGCCATTGACCATTCCTGGATCGCACGAACCGATTGATACTTTGTGACCTGACTTCATTTGATTCCCCCGAATCAGTTTGGAAGTGTGGGTGAGGCTAATCGGGGGGAATTAACCTCACCCACACAATTTGTTACTTGCTCAGATTAGAAGGTTGGTGCTGCTAAACCTGTACCTGAGATGATTGAGGCAGCGAGTGGGTAGCGCTCTGCTGAAGCAGCAGCGTAACCGTAAACAACTGACTTAACCTGGAGCTTGTCTGCACCTGTCGCATCGAATGAAAGTGCGAATGGTGATCCTGGCTGCTCCCATAGGTGGAACTCAGGTGCTGAAACGCAATAGATTTCATCCTGGTTTGTTGAAGCACCGTATGTTGTTCCAACTGAAGCATCTGCAATGATAGGAAGACCCATCAAAGAATAGCCTGAGTTACCGTAAGCAACTCCACCGTTACCTGCTGCGACACCGTTCATTGCACCGTTAGCGGCTGGAACTACCAATGGGCGGCCAGTCGTATCTGTTGCAGCGAGAAGGAACGCTAGGCGGCGTGGGTGCATAATCCAGTGTGTTGGGCTAATGAAAGCGTTTGACTGGATTTGCTGAACTGCATCCGCGAGCTTTGGATAGAGAAGAGCAACTGTTGGTGTTGTTGCAGTGAATGTGATTGCGTTTCCACCTGAAGCGCGAAGACCCTTGATTGTTCCTGAGTTACCTGAACCGTTAAGAATCTGAGCGTTAAGTGTTGTGTGCCAAGAACGGATGAGGTCAGCAACTACGAACTGATCAACACCTGTTCCGCGCTCAATAGCCTGGCGTGAGAGGTCTTGCTGACCTGCAATTGTGCGCACATTGATTGTGAGCAATGTATCGTCAACATCTGTCTCTGAAACTGCATCATTCTGTGTGACCTGAACAGCCGTTGAACTTCCAGTGGTCATTCTAGAAATATTCAGGGTCATACCGCTTGCAGGGAGTGTGTGCTTGCTTGTTGCGAAGTCAGCCGTTGGGCGACCTGCGCGAGCAAGTGGAGCAGCAAGATCAACAAGGTACTGTGGAATTACAAGACCCTCGAAGTTTGTTGTTGCAACATCACGGCGCTCGATTGACTCTTCGCGTGTGTGGCGAGCAAGGCGCTCGCGTGCAGAGTAATCTCCACGAACTTCAGCAGCATAAACATCTGAAACGAATGAAACAGATGATTCTGGTGAGTATGTGCGTGCCTCAGAAAGAACCTTTGCTCCACCAACTGCTGCTGGCATTGCGATTCCTGCTACTGCTGCGCGTGCCTCAGTTGCCTTAGCATCTGCCTCAGCCTGTGACTTGAACTTTTCAATCTTTGCATCGAGTGAGCGTGACTCTTCAACAAGAGCATCAACCTTTTCGGTTTCTGCATCAGTTAGGTCGGTGCGGTTCTCAGCGGCTACTGCCTCAAGAACTGCATCCATTTCAGCCTTAACTGCATCACGGCGCTCAATTACTTTGTCAAGAAATGACATTTATTGATCTCCTTATGGATTGGTTTGGTTGAAGGTGGTGGCGAGTCTTGGTCACGGCGCTTTAAGGGTGTGAACTGTCGCTCCGACTTTCGATCCTCAGATTGTCTGAGGAAACTTATTTGGTGTTATTAACGATGGCTTGAGCCAGGCGCAAAGAAATCTTGCGAGCAGATGCCATTGGCATCACTTCACTTGCTGGTGTCAGCTCAACTTCAGGCTCTTCAACCTCAACGGCTGGAACAAGAGTATCCAAGCCAAGCATTACCTCAAGCATTGACTTTCCTTCTTCAAGGTAGTCTGCTGATTCTGAAATTTTGTCAAAGATTGCCTGAACCGCAACAAGTGATTCGCCTTCAAGAGCGCGACCTTCCTTGAGTGCTTCCATTGCATTTTGCAAGTGTGCGCGAGCCTCAACTGAAGTTGTCGGATAGGCGGGGTATGTGACGACACTGACATCCCCATCCGAAAGAGAAAGTTCGGTGAGAAGGCGCTCGGTGCGTGTTTCGTTCCACTTTTGACGAATCACACGGAAAGCAAAACTCATTTGGTCTAAGTCGCCGCGTTGAACCAATGTGTAAAGGTCGCGACCTTCTTGAGTGTCTGCAATGACTGCATCCATCCAAAGACCGCGCTCATCTTCACGCAATGTCAATGTGCCGTTCTTCGTGCGAGCAAGTGGCAAACCTTCGTGGTTGATCAGTAAGCGCACATCGGGAGTTTCGGTAAGTGTCTTACGGAAAGCACCTGGCGCAATACGCTCAACGAATGGCAAAGGCACTGAGTTATCATTGAAAACTGCTGCATAACCTGAGAGGCGCATTGTGCCATCTTCAGCTTGACGGGTTTCAATGTCGCGCACTGTGTATGTACGGCGTTCGATTTTTTTCATTTTGCTCCTTGAATCGGCCTCA